TGCATACAAACTTATTGCTAAGGAAATTAAATCAAAAGAAAAGTTAATCGAGTCTAATGAAAAATTAATAGACGTAACCAAAAAAGTTGGTGAGTCTTTTGTAGGACTGGGTAAGGCGGCATTTGAGGGACAGGGTTCCATCAGTGCATTCACAGACAACGTCAAGGGCCTTGGATTAATTGGTAACAGGTTAGACATCAACATAGAAACATTCAGACAGCTGTCACAGACAGGAGCCAGTTTTGGTAAGTCCATAGTGGACCTTAGGGAGGCGGCAGGTTCGGCGGCGTTGCCACTTGATGATTTTGCAAAGCTGATTAATGAGAATGCCATGAGCATCGCGGCCATTGCCGGAACCACAACTGAAGGTGCCAAAAGAATTGCAGAACTAGGAAGAATAACAAGAGAGGTCGGAATAGAAAAACTGGCACCACTAGGATTCACAGTTGACGAGATAAATGAAACACTACTACTAAATTTAGATTCACAGAGAAGAACAGGTGTACTTGACGGTCTTACAAGAGGACAACAAAGAGACAGTGCTATTGCCTTTGCAACAGAACTAGACAGACTAGCAAAACTCACAGGTGCACAAAGAGACGAATTAAGAAAACAGATAGAACAACAACAGAGCAACGAAAGATTCCAAGTAGCACTACAAGGACAAACCGAGGAAACAAGAAGAAGATTGCAAGGATTTGCCGCAACAGTGGGCAACATAGCACCGGGGCTTAATGAAGGCTTCCAGGACTTGATTGCCAATGCAGGTGTTCCGGTAACTGAATCAGCGTTAGCATTGGTGCAGAACATTCCCGAGGCCAGAGGAGTCATACAACAGTTAATCAGTGGTGTGATAACATCTGAGCAGGCGCTAGGAAGGATCAGTGCCGCGGCATCTAGCAGTGTGGGCAGATTTGGTGCGGCGACTGTCACAGGACAAGTAGAATTTTTAAGATTACAGGGCGACGTGATCAATCTAGGAAGAAGGATAGTAAATGTTGACGGGGTGTTCCGGGAACAAGAACAATCGGTCAGCAGTCTAGTCGGCAACCTTACATCATTTGAACAGGCGACCAAAGTGTTATCCAGCCAATTCCAAGGCATCGAGACTGCCATGTTGAGATCTTTCGGTCCAGCGTTTGGAACTTTAATCGGAGGCATACAAAATGTAATGGGCGGATCAGGAAGGATAGCCACAGCACTGGCCAGTGCCCCGGCCTTAACAGCAGGATTGTTGATAGCAGGACTGTCGGGCAAGTTCCTATTCAACTTTGCTAAACAGGTTCTTGTGGTTGCACAAGGTACTGCAATGGGATTCAGGATGGCACGTGGCGCAGGATTAGTTTCATCAACAGGAATAGGACGTGGCAAAGGCAAAGGTGCTATTGGACCTAACATGCCTGGCAAGGGTTTCGCCAGAAGTGGAATGGGCAGAGGTATCGGGTTGGCCGGCATAGGGTTAACCGGACTGTCGGCCGGCCAAAATCTTATGGATGGCGACAATGATAACAATGCATCTGCATACGGTGCCATAGCTGGCACAATAATAGGCGGCATACTAGGATCAGTCATCCCGGGAGGTGGTACATTATTAGGCGCAGGCTTAGGCGGAATGGCGGGACAGGCCATAGGCGGAATGTTTGGTGGCGGAAAAGCACTAGGTGGGCCAATGGATGCTGGCAAAATAAATCTCGTTGGAGAGACCGGACCAGAACTTAAAGTGGGTGATGCGGGTAGTGCCATAGTTGCCAACAACGATCTTGCCTCGATATTCAACACAAAGAACTTAGAAAGTCAGAACGAAACACTGATAAACGAAAACAGAGCCAATAGAAAAGTGATGGAATCGTTATCAGTCAGCTTAAATACGCTTGTTGCTACCAGCGGTGAACAGCTGAAAACAACTAAAAAGGGTGTGAGGGCACAGCAAGGAGCAACTGGTAACATTATTACTGCATAAGCGGTTGATGTTTACCCAAAAAAAGTGTAATATATAGTATGGCTTGGAAAAAATATTTTAAAGACGCAAACATGTCTCCAATATCTGGAGAGAAAGTACCCAACTTCGCAAAAAGGAATTACAGTTCTTACTTGCCAGATGTGTACACAGGACACCCCAACAGGATACAGAGATACTTCCAGTATGACCAAATGGATTCAGACTCGGAGATCAATGCGGCACTGGACATCCTAGCAGAATTTTCAACACAACAGAACACAGAGAACGAGACGCCGTTTGATCTTGTGTTCAAAGATGAGACAACAGAAGGCGAAGTGAAACTTTTAAAGAAGGCACTTCAACAATGGACAAGAGCAAACCAATTCCAGAAGAGAATATTCAGAATATTCAGGAACGCACTGAAGTACGGAGACTGTTTCTTCGTCAGAGATCCAGAGACACAGAAATGGTTGTACATAGACAACGCAAAAGTTGACAGGATCGTCGTAAATGAATCAGAGGGAAAGAAACCTGAGCAGTATGTGATCAGAGATATCAATCCCAACCTACAGAGACTTTCAGCAACACAGATCACACCAAACCAGACGTACGGTGGTTCAGGAACAACAGGTGGCGGAAATTCTGCCTATGGTCAGAACTATCAAGCACAGGGCGTGGGTTCTCAAATGGGTGGTACGGGCGGACAGGGTGGAAGATTCTATAAGACAATGAATGCATACAACATCAATGCAGAACACGTTATTCATATGTCAATGTCAGACGGACTAGACAACTTATTCCCATTTGGCCAGTCAGTGTTAGAACAAGTATTCAAAGTTTACAAACAGAAAGAATTATTAGAGGACGCAATTATTATTTACAGGGTTCAAAGAGCACCTGAGAGAAGAGTGTTCTACATAGACGTAGGTAACATGCCTACACACTTGGCGATGCAGTTCGTTGAGAGGGTTAAGAACGAGATCAACCAGAGAAGAATTCCTAGTGCATCGGGTGGAGCGAACTTCATTGATGCAACCTACAACCCGATGTCAATAAATGAAGATTACTTCTTCCCACAGACAGCAGAGGGCAGAGGATCTAAGGTAGACACACTTCCAGGTGGTACTAACCTAGGCGAGATTGACGATCTAAGATTCTTTACTAACAAACTATTCAGAGGATTGAGAATTCCAAGTTCATATCTGCCAACAGGTGCGGAAGATGGCGGACAACAGTACAATGACGGCAGGGTAGGTACAGCATACATACAGGAATTGAGATTCAACAAGTATTGTGCGAGATTACAATCAATGTTGGCAGAAACTTTTGACAGTGAGTTCAAATTATGGATCAAATCAAAAGGTTACAACATAGACAACTCGATGTTTGAGCTTAAACTTAATCCACCACAGAACTTTGCACAGTACAGACAGACAGAAATGGACCAAAGCAGGGTAGGAACATTCACACAGGTAGCAGAACTGCCTTACATGAGTAAAAGATTCGCACTGAAAAGATATCTTGGACTTACAGAAGAAGAAATGGCAAGGAATGCCGAACTATGGGCAGAGGAAAACAATGTACCACAGAAGAAACAGACCAAAAACAACGAACTTAGAACAGGTGGCGTGACACAGTCGGGCATATCAAGTGATCTAGACCAGTTCGAAGAACCAACAGCAGATCCAGAAGCACCAGAACCAGGAATACCAGGACCAGGAGCACCAGGAACAACACCAGGTGGCGGAGCAGGTGGCGGCGGTGGAACAGGTGGCGGAGGCCAGGTTTAAGGTTAAATACCATTATGAAACTTAACGAATTCTTTACATACGGACAAGACGGCTTTGAACACGATAAAACATATCAGCCGGAAAACGATATTTCCGTTTTAGACAAGGACGACACGAGAAAAACAAGATTAACGTTGAAAGACATTAATTCAATGAGACTTGCATCAGAGTCCCACGATGCACAGCAAAAGGAAGAAGCAGTTTTCACACAGAAGATGTATGGACAACCTGCAGGAACAGACGATCTAGCTTTATAAAATGGCGGAAGTAGCTTTCGTGTTAGGGAATGGTGAATCTCGAAAGGGAATCAGTGTGGAAGACCTAAAGAAACACGGCAAAGTGTATGCCTGTAATGCCATATACAGGACAGAAACACCCGATTGGTTGATAGCTGTTGATCCCAAGATGATGCTTGAGATAGCAGAGACAGATTATCTAGTACATAATAAAGTATATTCAAACTTTAATCATGCCCAATACAAAAACAATGAGCGTATATTGAATCACACAGTGTGGAGTAAACCTAGTTTGGGATGGAGTTCAGGACCTACTGCACTGAGATTGTGTTTGGAGCATGGCTTTAAGGAGATCTACATACTAGGCTTTGATTATCAAGGAATACCAAATCCTAAACTAGAAAATAGAATTCGTGTTAACAACATTTTCAAGGATACCCGGAACTACAAGAAAGCCAAGGACGATGCAACATTCTTTGGCAACTGGCAGAACCAGACCAAGCGTTGTCTACAAGATTTTAAGGATGCCACACTCACAAGAGTAGTACCAAAAGGGTGGCACAGACCCAAAGATCTCGAGTGGAAAAAAATGCAACACATAGAAACCACCGAATTCCTAGAAAAATATAAACTACAAGTTAAATCTAGCTAATTGTTGGTAAATACCCGTACAGACTGGTATGTATAAAGGTCCAGTGGATCTCCAAAAAATGTTCACTGCACTGTATAAAGGTATCAAAGTAGCAATCATGCTATAACAGTCATAACCCATATAAAGGAGAAAAAATATGGCAACTCGAAAACTCTTAGGTAAAGTAATTGCCCAAGCTAGAGCTTCACACACAGGTAGAGA